GTCGAAGGCCACGGTGGGGAACCAGCCGTCGGCATCCCTGGGTTGATGATGCCACCACTCACCCCTCACGGTTGGCCTCAGGCCAAACGTCTGCGCCAGTTCGTTCGCCCGGCCAGTTGACAGTCGCTTGTCAGTAATGCGGAAGTCGACAGCGTAGCCGTATCCGTCGGGCTGGGCCTGATGGAACGACCCGAAAAAATAGCCGTCGGGTCTCTGCCAGTCCGGGTTGGCTGCCAGGTTGAAACCCTTCTTCCCGGCCCGGTAGCCGTCGTATAGCCGCTTCTGTTCGGCGTAGGAACGGACGCCACTACAAACAACCATGCGCCCTTTGATTTCGGGGTGCCTGAACAGGGCCACGAGCCGGTGCTTGAGCGTGGGGTGCAATAGGTCGACCTGGACCCACTTGCTGCTTACGGGGATTTCTTCTTTATCCATGAATCTCTAGTCGTCCCAGTCGGCGGTGACATGCTCAACGTCGGCCTGTGTCTCAATCCAGACACGGGCACCGCAATGATCCGGTGTTTGTGAATGAATAATCTCGCAAGGGCCGTTGATTCTTATTCTGGTCAAATGAGTAGATCCCTTGTAGGTGCGGTCGATGATCGCAGGTTCACCCTTCCTAACCTTTTGTTGGTGAACATGGATGACATGCTTCACGTTCTATCTCTCCCTTTCCCGGTTCGGCATCGCAGCAGACTTCGGTAGTGACTGCATAGGCCAGGAAAGGATCAGATTTGACAAAGTTGTGTCAAGTGGGGGTACACGAGAAAAGGCCCCGTCCCGGCCTACCAGAGAGGAGGAACTCCTGGTAAGCGGGGACGGGGCCAGGGCGGGGCCGTAGGGAGCCTCCACCCTGGGGACCGCTGGGGCCGGACCGACGAGGGGGAAAGTCGGTGCGGCGCCATGGTCCCAGTCCTTAGGTCGTGAACTTCTCCACGACACGATTGCGATATGCGGTTCCATCACCAGAGCAAACTACCACGGTGCTGGGCAAAGACTGACGCTCCAGGGCGAGGTGTAGGTCGTGGGCAGCGTCGGAAACGATTTGCTTCACGGCGCCGTTCACCACCTGGTGTGAATCTGTTAGTTGACACGAAACTGTCAAAACCATGTCATTGGCCTGGTTCATGTCGACTGCTTTGAAGATTGTAGTGATGGGGATTCCTCCTTGGTTGTCTATTCGATTAGTGGAGTAGCGGGGAATCGAACCCCGGTACCCGTGCGTCCGACATGCGGTTTTCACACGGGTCGATACCTTTCTACCCCGGTTTATTCAGAGTCGCTGTGACGACTGGTCTTCTGACGCCCACGATGCGACGTAGGCCCTTCCGAAGGTGCTGGCTGCGTCATGTTCAATCATGGTGAACACTTCACGCACATACGCTGCCGCCCTTCCTGGCAGACCGACGAAAGCGTCGTCCACCAGTTGCTTGGCCGCATGGAACAGGACAGGTTCAAAGGACACCGTTACCGGTACCTGCGTCGCCTGCTCTGGGGGCAGTGTTGCTGCCTGGGCCGCTCTCAAATGTGAGTCGAGATCGTCCATTACCGGTTGCGTCACTTTGACACACTCCTGTCAGGTGGGGGAGGTGGTGGCCAGGCGAACGGGTCGTCCTCCTGGATCACCTCACTCTGGTCACTGGCCAGCCTAGTCGACTCCAGGGCCTTTCGAATCATGGCGGTGTTGGCCGCCTCATTCAGGTCCTCGTGTCTGATCCTCCAGGCGTACCCGATAGTAAAGTTCGAGATACACAAGGCGGCTAGGCACGATACATACAACCAGGCGCTCATCAGATGAGCCCCATGGCCAGGAGCGGGCTGCGCTCGCCGTCGGGGGACGTTCCGTCGTATTCGACGGGGTGCCCTTTCGGTGAGATCAGGACAGCGTCGTTTTCGACGGTCCACCCGGTTCCCTCCAGGACCTCTTGGAGCATTTCTTCCATTGGGTATTCCTCCTCGTTGGTTGGTATTGCGATTGACACGGTCGTGTCAGTCGTCCCCGCCAGGGCCTTGCACCCTGGTGGCTGCTAGTCGGGGGTTCTCCTTAGAACGCTTCCTGGCGTTCCTTCGCCCACTCCAGGCGCTCTTCGGCCTGCTGGTTCGGGGAGCCGTACTCCCAGTGGGAGTGTCCGGCCTCGCAGGACCAGCCCTTGGACCCGTTGTCGGCCACCTGGTAGGTGACCTGGGCCCCGCACTCAATGACCTTGACCAGGTCCGCTGGGCAGTCCGGCTCAGGGTTCCCGCTGGGTACCTCTACCAGCCAGGTGCAGCGGTTGGGGTCGGGTTCGGCGTTGGCCAGGGCGTCCTGGCGGTGGCTCTCTTCCATCTCCAACCGATGCTTCTTGCAGCACAGTGGCCAGCGGTCAATGTCACAGTAGGTGCTCACAGCGCCCCCAGGACTTCGTCGCCGGGGGTGTCCGTGATCTCCTGGACCTCACACTTGACAGTTATATCGTTCCTGTCGTTACCCAGGATGTAATCCTTCTTGTAGTTCCACTGGTCAAGGAGATCAGCCACGAAGGCCTCCTGGTCGAAAGGCAACCTGGTCTCCTTGGGAGACAGGACAATGTCGACCGTGATTCGGCCCGTTACCTCTACCCACTTATTTATCTTGTCATTCATAGTTCCTCCTCGTTGGTTATTGCTGTTGACACGAAAGTGTCAATCGTCCCCAGCCAGGTCTCGCTCCTGGTGCCAGCCCTGGGCTGGTCTGGGGGTTCCTGGATCAGGTTTCGTTGCAGGGCGTGACGCCTGCTACAAAATCGTGCCCGCAGCCGCAATCGGGCCGCCCGCACCAGCCGTGGTCGATGTGGTCGGCTGACTGATCCACGGGCGCTAGTGGGCGCTTCATGGGGTCAAAGTAGGCGCTCATATCGCTTCGACTACTTCGCTCAACCACTTCTTGACGCTGGGCCTGTCCTTGTTCAGCCTGAGTAGGCGGGCCAGGACCTCGGCTTCTACCTTGTTCAGAATGAGGACCGTTAGGTCCGTTCCGCTGGTTACTTCAGCCATGTCTATTCCTCCTCGTTGTTTCTCTGATTGACACATTTGTGTCAGTCGTCCCTGCCTGGGGCTTGCACCCAGGAGCCTGCTAGTCAGGGGTATCGGGTCAGGCCTTGACTACATGCAGTTCGCTGTCTGCGCCGAAGGGGCCCAGGTCGTCCTGGTAGTCGTGGTCCATGCACTCAGTGACCAGCCACCAGGTGGCGTTCTGAGTCGGGGTCTCCAGGTGGGTCTGTGTAACGCTGGTCACCTTGAGACTGGTCGGGAACCAGTCGGTGCCTGTCTCGTCGTTCTTGTTCCAGGCAGTGCCACAGACGATGTCGCCCACCTGGACCGTCGGGACCTTGACCGTAACTATTTCCTTGTAAGCCATTTGATTTCCTCCTCGTTGTATTGCTGTTGACAGGGTTCTGTCAATCGTCCCTGTCCAGGGCTCGCACCTGGATGCCTGCTAGTCAGGGGTGGGCCGGGTCAGCCCTTGCGCTGGATCTTCGAGACCCTCACCCGGATGTCTCCAGCCCATGGCATGGATGACACCCGGAGCGGTGGCCCGTCGTCCAGGACGCAGAACACCCTCATGGGGGCTCCTTTCAGGGTGCTGCTACCTGGGTGTGGCCCAGTGCAGTCCACTGAGGTGCGGCCCTGGGGGTCGACCTGAGCGGTCCTAAACACCCACCAGCCCCGCTTGCCCGTGATCCTGAACCTGGTCCCAGGTACCAAGGGGTACCGGTTCCCAGGAATCTTGACCTCGTCAAGGAACTGGTAGCCCTTGGCCTCCTGGGCCGCCCGTTGGGCCGCCCTGGTGCGTCGGATTTCGTTGGCTGCTCGTGTCTTGGCACTCATCACCAGGTCCTCCCCAGCCAGCGTTGGCAGAGTCGGAAAATGACGAGGGTGGCTGCTAGAGCCATCCAAATAATGAATACAGTCATTGTCTTGTGGTTCCTCCTCGTTGGTTGACACGGATGTGTCAATCGTGCCTGCCCTGGCCTCGCACCAGGGTGGGTTCTACTCAGGCGTGACCGGTGCTACCGGCGCTCTTCATTCAGGAAGTGGTCCCGGACCTTGGGCTGTGACGACTGCTCGCAGTATCGGTTGCGGAGCCGCTGGCCCGTGGTGCGAACCGCAACCTGGTATGCATTCTGGCCGCCCCCGTAGGGCACCACGGCAAGTTCCAGGTGCTGCACCATGTTCTCCACGACCCGGCGGGTCACAGCCTCTAGTTGTGAGCGTGTGAGCGGGTCCGAACCATGCTGGCCCTGGTACATGCAGTCGACTGCCGAAAGGATGGCATCCAGGTTGGTCAGTTCAGCAGTGTCCCCCAGGGGGCGCTTGCCACCGCCCCAGGACACCGTGGTGTCTGGCGTCCAGGTCAGGTAGGTCCTGACCAGGGTGCGGATCTGCATTTCTGTTGTGTTGTTCACTGTGTTCCTCCTCGTTGTGTTGACACGGATGTGTCAATCGTCCCTGCCCAGGGCTTGAACCTGGGTGCCTGCCAGTCAGGGGTAGGGGCTTAGAGCCCCTGGTTGGTCTTGGCCCAGGTCGGGGGGTAGTGGTCGACGTAGTCAACCATGTCGCCCTCGTCCGTGAACCAGAACCCGTTGTTTACATCAGGGTCTTGACCGCCCTTGACACCGACGCCCAGGGCGAAGGTCCACCCGGTGTCCGGGCAGGCCTCCATGTCCCTGGGGAGGCGCTTGTAGCCACCTTCGCAGGTCCCACACACCAGGGGAGCAACTACGCCCCACTGGGTGTGCCCGAACGTGATCTCCCGGCACCCGCACCCGGTCAGGATGCGCTTCGGCCCGGGGGTGATCCTGGCCGCCTGGCGCTGGCCTGTGCAGACCTGGAGCGTGCCCAGGGCCTTCAGGTCATCGTCGTAGGCGGCGATGGTCTCCTGGGTGAGCCGGACCGACGAGTAGCCGATCCGCTCATCAGGCGGGTATGGGAACCCACTGAAGAGCCCCATCTGGGTGTCGACCAGGGTCGGCCACTCCAGCCCCATTTCCTCTGCCAGGTTCTTGAACCGCTTGTTGTGGTAGCGGTTCTGCCTGGAGCAGTCCTTGACCTCCCTGACATGAGCCAGCCCGTGGGCCGCCTCGTGGAGGAGGGTCTGCAGGACCTGCTCTGGACCGCCCTTGAAACACTCTCCTGAGATCATCACCTCTGGTGCCTGGGTCTCTTCGATGGCCCACTCAGAGTACGAGTAGTGCCCCAATGTGGTGCTGCCTCGCCTGCTTGAACGGCCCGTCGACTTGACGACCAGGAACACATCGGGGACATCGGGGTGGTTCGCCTGGATGGTCCTCCAGGTGCTGTTCAGGACGAGTGCGACCTCGTCCGACACCTGGACATTGACTGTTGATTGCTTGTTCATGGTTCCTCCTCGTTGTTGACACCATTGTGTCAATCGTGCCTGCCCAGGGGTCGAACCTGGGTCCTTGCCAATCAGGCGGTGTGGGTTAGTTCTTCCATTCGTACTGGCCTGGCGTGTTGTCCCAGGTGCGGACCAGGCCACGCTCCAGGAGCCTGACAAGGACAGCGTGGGTGTGCTGTTCGACATCATCGAACGACCATGCCTCCGACCCACCTGGGCCGTTGGGATGCTGCTCTGCGACCCAGTGGGCAAGTGATGCTTCGGAACACGGCGCCGACGCCTGCAACTCAATGCGAATCAACGTCTGGATGAATGGTTCTGCGAACTCTCTCATTGGTTCCTCCTCGTTGTTGACACCGATGTGTCAATCGTCCCCAGCCAGGTCGTGAACCTGGTGCCAGCCCTGGGCTGGTCTGGGGGGTATTTCAGTTCATCATGCCGGTGGCTTCGGCAAGCGAAACCGCCAGCGTCCTGGCCTGGGCAGGCGTCAGGAACACATTCACCCCGATGCCGCCGCCAATGTCGACGGTGTAGAAGGGGTCGGAATGGTCAGTGAACGACCGGACGACGATCTCAGCCGGTCCCTGGGAGCCCCTGTTGGCATGGACGCTCACCTGGGTGAAGGGATGCTCCCTGTCACCCCTGAAATCAGCGACCTGGCAGGACCAGGTTTCGTGCTTGATGTCAGACACCTTCACGCCGTCCTTGTTGCGACGACCGTAGTCAATGGTGCTGTCTTTCCTCATGGTTGTTCCTCCTCGTTTCTTGAGCCCCAGGAGGGGCTCTCATCAGCCTGTCGATTCAGGGACGAGGAGGAGGAATCCTCCGCTCCGACCAACAACCAGCGTCGATCCCTGCTCCGTCGTCCCAGGTCATCTCCTCCTCCTGGGACCGGTAGCAGAGCCCCGTGAGGGGGCGCTGGCCTCGTAGTCCATGCGGCAATCCGTTTAGCCCCTGGCTGGGTCGCAGGGCCTCCTCAGGACCGTGGTCCTGGGTAGGAGTGGCACCCTCTGCTGGGTGGGTCTCCCCCTGCGTTGAGCCCCGGTAGTGATCGGGACCCCGGTCGGGTCTCTCGCCCTGACCTGGGTGGGCTGCTCTGGGCCCTTCGAACCGGGAGGCATATGTGCCCGGAACCGAAGGTGACGATAGTGCCCGCCACTGACAGTTCCTCGTCACTCACCCTCCAACCCACCACCAAAACACCACCTGACCAGCCCAAACACACCACCAGAAATATTTCCCAACCCCTGACAAAACCAGGTCAAAACAGGCCTGAGAACCCACACATAGTGAAACCATTCACAAGCACGAGCCAACCAGCAGTGCCAGGCAGCACCCGCCAGGCCTGTCCAGCACCACCCAGGAGCGCACCAGGCAGCCGACCAGGACGCACCCAGGGTGACACACACATGGTGCATTGACGAGGGCGTGCCCATCCCGGTCCGGGACCTGGTGCCGGGGTCCTGGAGTGGTGACCAGGGGCCCGCCTGGCCTGGTGGGCCCGACCTGGTGGCTGGGTGGCCTGGTGCCAGCAGCAGGGCCAGGATTCTGGGCCTGGCCTGGGGTTTGACAGTCCAGTGTCAAAGGGGGGTCCATAAGCCTGGGGCCAGGGAGTCAGGGAGGGGGCATCTATCTATTTGAGTGACAATCCGACAGCCGCCTGTCACTAATACATATCGGATTCCTGTCTGTTTAGTACCTGTCAGCCAGGTCCAGGTGTATAATCTCCTGGCACAGGAGCCAGGCACCAGGAGCGGCGGCTCTGACGAGCCGCTCCAGGAACAGGAGACCCCACCCATGCCGAAAGTAGGCAAGAAACGATTCTCTTACAGCAAAAAAGGCCGGGCAGCGGCAAAAAAGTATGCTCGTAAGACCGGTAAGAAGGTTTCTAAGCGTCGCAAGGGGTACTGATGGCTTGGCCCGAGGTCACGCCCAGGGTTGTTCTTGGCCCTATGTTTGATGAGGAGAAGCCTCCGGTCGATCCCTTTGAAGATGACACTCCGCTAGTGTGCGGGGTCGATGAGGTCGAAACCTGCGAGTCCTGTCAGTAGTCCACTGTGAGCAAATACGCCAAGTGGTCGAAGCAACGCCGCTTTGAGGCGGCGATTCTGCGTGTCATTGACGACGGGTGGACCCAAACCGAGGCCTCTAAGGAGTACGGGGTTTCCCGTCAGCATCTGAACAAGAAGGTGAAGATCGCTCGTGAGGAGCGTGACGCCCGGGTGGATGCTGCCAAGGCCCGTATCAACATTTCTCCGTTGGGTTTGGATGAGAAACGGCGGGTCGGCACTTTCGAGGAGTTCGACCAGAGGTATTTCGGCCATTGGATTTGCCCGGATTGCGACAAGCACCACGAGATGCCGCAGTTCCATCGGGACATGGCGGAGGCCTGCCACAGTGACGCCCACCGGGTGCTAATCAACCTTCCGCCGTACCATTCCAAGTCCACGAACGTGACGGTGAAGGACACGATCTACTCGTTGGTGAAGAATCCGAACCTGCGGACCCTGGTCGTGTCGAAGTCGTTGCCGTTCGCCCGGACGTTCCTGCATTCGATCAACGAACTGCTGTGTAACACGGACTTGTACGAGGGGGCGGGCGGGAACCTGATCGAAGATTGGGGGCCGTTCAAACCTGAGGGGTCGCAGTCGGTGTGGAACCAGGAAGCGATCTATGTGGCGGGCCGTCAAACCGCCGAGAAGGACCCGACCGTTCAGGTGCTGGGTGTCGGCGCACAGATTTATGGCCGCCGTGCCGACGTAATCAAGTTTGACGACATCGCTACCCTGGACAACCAGCGCAACCCGGACAGGGTCGCCGGGATGTTGGAATGGATCGACAAGGAGGCCCTGTCCCGGATCGGGAAGAAGGGCAAAGCGATCTGGGTGGGGACACGGGTGTCGCCCGGCGACATTTATTCGACGCTGGCCAACAGGCCGGGCTACAGGGTGTTGCGTTACTCCTGCATCCAGGACGACACGAACGAAGAGGTTCTTTGGCCGGACCATTTCCCGTATGACCAGGCGCTGATCCACCGGTCGGAGATGAGACCGGCGGATTTCCAGTTGGTGTACCAGAACGTGGACGTACCCGGTCTGGGCGCTTCGTTCACGCAGGAAATGCTGGATGTGTGTAAGGACACTTCACGCACTATCGGTCATTACGAATCCGATTGGCGTTTGATCGCTGGTCTGGACCCGGCGGGGGGTAATAAAGATTCGGGGTACACCGCTTTTTCTCTGATCGGGGTCGACCTGAGGACGGGGAAGCGTTTCCTGGTCGACCAGGTGGCGGTCAAGTCGATGAAGGCCCCGCAGATGAAAGATCAGATTATCTCGTGGACGGAGAGGTACCCGCTGTTTGAGTGGCGGGTGGAGAACAACGGACTCCAGTCCCAGTTGGTGCAATACAACACGGAGATCATCCAGTACCTCGCCAAGAAGGGGGTCCGGGTGGTGCCGCATACGACGCACAAGAACAAGTGGGACCCACAGTTCGGGGTGGAGTCTCTGGCACCGTTGATGACCGCAGAAATGTTTTCGATCCCGTGGGGCAACGCTCCGACCTGCAAGATGTTTCAGCCGGTGATCGAAGAGTTTGTTTCGTTCCCTATGGGAATGCTTTCTGACAGGGTGATGTCAACTTGGTTTGCCGACTTGGGTTGCCGGGACCTACTGGACCGGGCCCACCTGCCGTTGTTCAACGAAAGGATGAAGGTCCCGAACCGGGTCCGTCGCCGGAGGCATGTCGTTGATTTCCAGGGGCAGGACGTTCGGAAGGTCCAGTTGAGGGACCAGCGTGCAGGTCATATGTCTCGTGGCCAGTGGGGGTATCGCCGGTCGACTTTGTCTACGCCGTTGCCTCATTCCGAGGTCGAAGAGCATGACGAGGAGCAGGGGCCGGAGTTTGTGAACATAGAGGGCAGGGTGTCGGATCGGTGACACTTTCATTACGGACACTTGAGGGATAATGTTCAGGGATCTAAAGAACGCACGGGCTTTCAAGAAGGCCTCAGAGACAGCCGCCGAGGACGAGATTGTCTGCGGTACCTATACGGACGATGGAGAGCCCTTGTATTTCACTGCCCCCCGGGAGGCCACGGAAGACGAGATTCGGGACCGGGCATTTGCTGCCCGTAACGGTCGACCCTTGTCTACCGTCGAACGCCACCTGCTGGAACTAGCGGAAAGTCAGAGGCCAGATGCTGGAAGTTGACAAACTCCCAAGCATGTATAGCGCCTGGAGACAGCGTTATACGGAGCGGGACCTAAGAATCGACGTTATCGACCGGACGGTCAAGGGGGACTTTGACGAGTTCGACCCGGACGAAGAGAACGTGACCGCACGTTCACCGAACATGATTCAGGTCGCTTTGGAAGACACCGCTGAAGCAGCGTCTGTCATCCCGACTATTCGGGTGCAGCCCGCTAAGGCCACCCAGTCGTCTAAGAAGACTGCTTCCCGCATGGAACGGGTGGCGACTTCCTACATGCAGGCGAACGGTATCGACCTGCTGATCCCGAGAGCCGTCATGGATATGGCCGCTTACGGGTACAGCGTCTGGTCGGTCAGCCCCGACTTTGAACAGCACATGCCGTTGATCGAACGTCGGGACCCACGGACCTGCTACCCGGAGCCAGGGTTCCGCCCCGGCGACACTGTCCGCAAAGTGATGTTTGGAAGGGAGGTGTATTATTCGCAGTTGCCGCCGGACTACCAGGCCGTTCTCTTTGAATTTGTCGGGAGTAACGGTTTAGGCGAAGTGGATGAGAACACCAAGGTTGTTCTGGTCGAATACTACGACGAGCATGAATATCTCCTGTGCGGCATGTACCAGGGCAACCACGACACCTTCCACCGTTTCAGTTCCGGCGACTATGCGCTCTACCCGGTCGAACTGGAGCGGATACCTAACCCCCTGGGGGTATGCCCCATAGTGATTGGTTCAAGAATCACTTTGGACGGCGAGTTCCGAGGCCAGTTCGACCAGGTAGTAGGCCTACTGGAAGCCCACATTCGGCTCATGTCGATGGTTCTGGACTATGCGGACCAGGCGGTCTATTCGGACATTTTTGTCAAGGACCTGATCGGAGAGATGCCTTACGGCGGCGGTGCCTACATTGAGTTGGGCCCCCAGGGCGCTATCGGTCGTGTACCGCCAGCGGTTTCGTCGCTAAACGTCCAGGCCGATATGTCCCAGTTGGTGGAAGGCATCCACCTGGGGGGCCGCTGGCCCAAATCTCGCCCGGGCGAAATCGACCAGAGCATCGCTTCAGCGAAGTTCCTGGAGTCGTCGGTGGGGATGATGAACACCGCTATCCGCACCTACCACCAGTTGCTCCAGTCGAAACTGGAGAAGGCGCTGCGGATCGCCTGCATGGTCGATAAACAGTATTTCCCGGGGGAGAAGACCGCCGGGGGGATTCTCAGGAACCAGGAGTTCCTGGAGGAATACAACCCGGTCAAAGACATCGACATGGACAACCGGCTGCGGGTGGAGTACGGGCTGGGCATGGGCAGGGACCCCGCCCAGTCGGCGGTGCTGCACATCCAATACAGCCAAAACGAGTTCGTGTCCAAGGAGTTCGTGCAGGAGAACCTGGACGGTCTCACCGATGTGGCCCGGGAACAGGCCAGGATCGACACGGAGAAGTTCCGTGCCATGGCCCTGGCGAAACTACTGCAAGGTCTGGAGCAGGGAATGATCCCCGACTCCGCCCTGGTGGAAATTGCCCGTGCCCGACTCCAGGGCGACGAACTGTTCGACCTGTTCGAGAAGTGGGTCGTTGAACCCCAGGAAGAACAACAGGCGCAAATGCTTCCGGCGATGGCAGGTCCAGGTTTGCAACCGGGAGCGCCGATGGGTCCCGCTGGCCCGGGTGGCCCGGGCGGTCCGCCGGGCCCGGCGATGCTGGGCCCCGGCCCCCCGCAGGCCCCTGACGGAGCGAACCTGCTGGCCCGTATGGGTGTCCCGGCGGGTCCCGGCGGAATGATCGGAGCGGAAGTCCGTGGCTGATCCCATAAACATCGACAAGACGCCGACCCAGAACCAGTCGGCAAACAAGCCGGAAAGCGGCACCTACGGCGAGAAAGCCGAAGTCGAACGCTTGAGGAAAGAGTTGCCGTCAAGCGGTGGCCCAGGCCCAGGCCCGGCCCAGGAAGCGCCCCAGAGGTCTCAAGCCACCCCGAACAAGCCGGTGGCCGGGATGCCGGTCCAGGAACCTGCCGGTCCCGCCGGGTTGCCGGACGTATTGACGCATCCATCCCGGACGCCAGGGCAGGTAACTCCCCGGTCATCCATGGTTCAGCCCTCGCAGCCCGAAAGCCTGTCTCAGGCCCGTTTGGCTCTGCTGGATTCATTGGCGACCAGCCAGGAGGTTTCACCAGAAACCAGGGAGTGGGCCCAAATCGTCTTAGGGATGATGGTCGATGCCTCACGTTCCTGAACACATCGTTGACGATGCGACGGTAGACCCCGCCGCTGTTCAACAGCCAGAAAGAGAAACCCTCTCACAGACCTTCAGGCGTAACCCCCTGGAGGGTCTTGGTGCGACGGCGGGCATGTTTATGCCGTCCTGGATTTCTGGCAGCAGGCCGGAAACCGGCCTCACCCTGGGAGACACCGCCCGCAGCATGATCGAATTCACCCCAGTGGTCGGAGATGTTCTGGACCTGAAAGAAGGGACCGATTTCGATAACGACCTGGACTGGTTGGAACGAACCCTTGCGATCTTCGCTGGTTTCGCTCCGGTGGCCGCTGGCGCTGGTGCTATCGGCATGGCCGCCAACACCCAGATGCGTAACCGTCACTACCAGCAGACCGCAGGCCTGTACGAGTCTTTAGCGGAAACGTACCGAATCCCGGACCCGGCGGGCCCCGGGCCCATGCAGTCTCCAGCGGCGCCGGTAACGCCGGATATGTCCCCCGCTCAAGTCCGCCACACTCTGGGGTTGAACATCGACCAGATCAGGCAAAAGTTGAGGGAAACCCATGCGACCGCCGACACTGGCGTCGCCCAGGAAAAACTGGCTTTCAAGAGGGGCGACATCCCGGTTCCTCGTCATGTGAAAATTGACCTGGCCGAAACGGTCGGTGAACTCACCTATGCGTTGTGGGGGGTGCAACCTGGGACCATGTCAATAATGCAGGAACGTCAAGAAACCCTGGTTTCTGAGATGATGGAAGTGACGGGCCTGGAGGCAGTCCCCGCCGGGGCTAGCAGGAACCTGGGAGATGTGTTTTCTGCCGAACGAGCCAACTTTGTGTGGTTCTTGAATGAACTAGGCACCAAGGTGCTTGTCGGGAGAGGCGAGTCGGTTGACGCATTTAGGCCGACGCTGGCACCCGACGCTGCGGACATGAACTGGGACAACGCTTTAGACCCGGCAGTGTTTGATGCGGCCCGGCACGCCTTGATGATTTACACCCAGGCCGCTGACGCCGGGCTAATCCACGACCACCGCCTAATAGACCCGATGGAAACCTTTGAAGACGGTCAATTGTTTAGGGAAAGAAAGTCTTGGTCTGCCGACACAGTAGGGGGAGAACGGGGCGAAATGCTGAGGTTCCTGAACTTTGTGGGAGGCCTGGCCGCCGAAGTGGACCGGTACACGGGCGGCACCGGAGAGTTGACGTTGACGCCAAACATGAAGTGGAACTCGTTTTACCTGGACGCAAAGCAGCATGTCGTGGCGACAATGAATGTCCATGTGCTGCAAGACGGTCGCTATGTGGACGTTGAAAACAATCTGGTTGAGGACCCCGTGGGCCTGCAAAGCCAGTTGCTGCGGATGGACGTAATGACCATGGTTCCTCTCATGGTTCAGGCAATGATGGCCATCGAAAACGGTGGAACCAGCGTCGCTGTTTCCGACGTTCACCGTGAGGCAGCGAGGAAGTGGTATCCGCAGTTCAACCAACTGATTGAAGTGGTTGCCGCCAGGTTCGGTTTGAAGAAGTATCAGGTCGGGGCAATCGTTTCTTCGTTGTCTCCTCGTGCCCTATGGGACCCGGACAATGTGAACTGGGCGATCCTGGGCGTTATGGAAGCCGAGCGGGGGGTCCTTCCGGCGGCTGACCCCGCAGTCTTGGCGGAACTAAACGAGATCCGGCGAGAAGCGGGCTTTCTGCCGGTTCAAAGGTACAAGGGGTACGGGTCGGCGCTGGGACACGGTAGATCCAAGGTGAGTCGGGTTCTTGCAGGAATGAACCCGGTGGAAGCCTTGCGGATGTTGAAGACGATGGCGTTCCTGCATAACGGGTTGTACCCGGAAGGCTCTCCAGAGAACAGTCCGTTCGGTCGGGCCATCATCACCGCCGATACTCATGCGTGGCGGGCGATGACCGGATTCATGCACGCTGTTGAACCGGTCTGGTTCAAGGACATAAGAAAAGTCAGAGTCGCTGAAGAGTGGAAATCGACTATCGGGGAAGACCTTCTTGCACGGCTTCTTCACGAAGAAGGCGAAATCGCAATTGAGGAATTGTTGGAGGAAGGGGAAATCCAGGGCGAAGTCGACCTTTGGGGGCGTTTGATGGACCGTGCCACTGTCCGCCGGGGCGCTGATGTCCCCTCGTTCACCGCTGAGAGGGCTTACGACGCTGCGACCAGAGCGACCGTCATCGTGGCGGAGTTGCTGGGGATCAGCCCAATCGAAGCCCAAGCCAGGCTCTGGCAACCGGTCATGGAAGCCGCCTCTTCGGTAAGGGGAGGCAAGACAGTGGTGTGGCATGACGGGATCATCAAGGAACTAGAAGGCCGTTCCCCGACTTCACCAAACGTCACGGATGCGCTGGTGGGGTTGGACGGTCAACTGATCGACCCGATGTCCGGCCACCAAGACAAGTTCGACGTTTCAGGTACAACCCAGAACGAGCCGGGCATCGGGATTCTGATTGCTTCCGGCCCGGGGGGCACCCGCATGTACGCCGACCCCACAGTGGCGGGGGTCACGGACCAACTCAGGACGGCGTACCCCATTTCGGCCCGACCGGCCCTGGCCGTAGGGAAACAGGAAGGTCTGACTTTAGAGCCGGATAAAGATTTCGGCCCAACAAAACTTGACCCGGTGCGTTTCGTCCCTCGCATTTCCAGGCAAGTGGAAAACCTGGCGGCGACCCAGAGGTCCATTGCGGAGACTTCACCGGCCAGCGAGTTCCGAACGGCAAGCCTCAGCCAGATAGCCCTCGTCGGGGATGTGCATTCGCCCGGGAACTACATCGTGGTCGAAGTCGCCACCAACGACGTTGCCAGTGTCCGGCAGATCCTGGAAACGAACAGGTTCCCGCTGGATATAGCCAAGGACGACAAGGGGTCTTTCCAGGTGGTCTCCGTGACCCATTCCGCTGGCTCCCGGCGTGCCTCATCGAAACTTACGGAAGCGGATGTGTCGGAGGGGTGGCACCGTCGGGCTTCCGAGAACCCGTTCAACACTTTGAACTGGGCAGTGATCCCAGCGGACAACCGGAAAATCATTCAACGGTTGAAGCGCAACCGTTTCTCCCCAATAGAGACCTATGTGAGGGACATCGAATCGGGAGAAACCAGGCGTGCAATGGTCGTGTTCGGTTTGACCGCCGAATCAGAGTTCATGGGCGGCGTCGATACCTTCTGGACTCAGGACGGCTATTACGCCGACGGGGCTTTCACCCCCGCTACCGCAGACGGCATTTCTATAGGGGCCGGGAAACCGGGGACGGTGGCTTTCCAGGTGGTCGGGGACCCGGGGTCAATGGATTTCTCTATGGAGTACGCAGCGGACGAAGGGGGCCCAGCGCCCACCGTCCAGGCCTCCAGCGAGATAGATGGAACCAGTAGGGCCCAGGTGATTATCGAATTGGGGTCGGTACCGGACCCGGCGATGGTGTTGGGTCTCTGGGAAAATCTTGACAGAAACTCGTCAACTTTGGGGCTATCGGGCTATTTCCATGGTGCCCTCTACGCCGACCAGACAGGCCGCAGCACCGGCCATCCCATGACACAGGTGGGTGAGTTTTCCTACACAAACGGTGAACAACGGTTGACTCAGCGGGCACACCATCAGGAAGCCCTGCTGGAAGACGAGCATTACTACACGGTGTGGGTCCCTACATCCGAAGCGATGCGACTGGATTTGACTCACGGAATGTTTCCGTCAAAGTCGATTCGGCATGAGGCCACGGTAGAGCAGAAGGACAGCAGGGTTGCGGTTGTTGACGGAGAAATCACCGTCATAGGTGCCGGAGAAAATCTTGAAATCAACCCGAAAAAACTGTTGGCCTCCAAAGTGGATGGGGAACCTGTCCGGGTTGCGGCTGTAACCAAAGACCCGGAAACCGGGAAACCGATGGTTCTCATGGCGGCGTCGGAGGAAGCATTCAGCCACAGCGATGCTGTGGTTATTTACGGGTTCCAGCGGGCGGCGTGGTTCAAAGTGTCATCCACCGGGAGGGTTACCGGTGTCACGAACGATCAAGTGCCCGCCCCGCCGAAACTGCCATCGAAAGATGCTGACCTTGAATCTGTTGCTAACTACATGGAATCTCAGGCCCCCCGGAACCCTCAAACTCAACAGTTGAGGCAGCAGCAAAGGACCGGAGAAAGCGTCTTTGATATGTCTTCCGGGATTTACGACCCGCTCTACGCCGCCGAAATCAACGATGTCTTTGCGGCGGTCCAACTGCTGCTGAGGTACGGGGCAACCAAAGGGGCGATCAACAAGGCGTTCGAGAACCACCCGTTGGCCACTTCGCTTGCGAACCGTATTTCCATAATGAAACCGGTGCTTATACACGAAAGAACTACGTCAGAGGTGTCTCAAACGCCAGGAGAATACGCCATAGAGTTCTATGCGCTGGAGAACCTTTTCGATCAGTACCGTGTCGACGGGGATATGACCGGGATAGAACATTGGATGATTCCCGGTCACGGCGCACCGACGCACCCGTCGACTGCTGCGGGATCTCCCATTGAAGGCAGTGCGGGTCGGGAGGCCAAGGCCAGAGCCAAGGCAAAGACGTTGGACCCCCAACTGCAAGCGATCTACAAGTCAATTGCTGAAGAATGGATCGGAGATTACAGCCTGGTGAACGGTCTACCGGTTCAAGTGTTGGCCGGGTACAGGTTCCCATCAGAGAGCATGATGCAAAACCAACAGAACCGGGTCATGCATACGTTGGGGGCGGTGGGGGCCCTGACGGAACGGCCCGGCTTTGTGGCCGAGAACAACCCCCTGCGGAACTATCCTGGAATCAAATGGTTCCGGGAACGCCACGGAGGTGTGACGTTCCCAGGTGTTGCTGCCCTCTTCGGGTCGATAACGATTGGTGCCCACCACGACCGTGCCGCCACTGGAAGCGGTTCAGGCGGGCATTTCAATATTCCGGCCTACGGCACCGAACATATGGGCGACACCAGAAGAGTTCCGCCCTCAACGGTGCTATTTGACGAAAACGGCACAAGGGTTCCCGGCCATGGCCTGCACGTTACCGTAGAACCACTTTATACTATGGGAGACTTACAGTCATACCGGCGTTATGTGAGGCTTATATGGAACGAATCGAGTGCCAATAATATTGCATCCCGGTTGTCTCAGTCATCGCAGACGGTCGCTGAAGAGGCCAGCACCTTTGTCGCTATCCACGAGTTCGGTCACGGTGTCCATTCCGCTCTCGTTGAAACAGGAGTAGGCCACATATTCCGGGAGCAACTAGCCCAGATTATTGCGAAGCAGGGCGGTGCCGGAGAAGTAAAACGGCAGTTGGGGAGTTATGCGGCTGGCACCTGGATTGAAACGGTGGCCGAGTCGTTCACCATGGTCATGGTGTTGGGCCCTGACGCCCCACCGATGGCTATTGAGATAGTCGATACGGCGTGGGATCTCCTGTATCAGTCCGACCGTGGGATACGGATGATCCGAGAGTCGGAGGCCGCAATAGCCGACGCTGGCCCGGCTGTCCCGGACATGGCGACATACGATGGAGGACTGGACGCTATGCCTTTCTGGTCAGGAGTGATGAGCGACTTTGAAGCCAGAACAATAGACGAGGGTCAGTTGGGACCGGAGGGGGGGCTTCTGCCACACCTGGAATACCTGACCAGCGAGGGTCTTATCCCGAGAAAGCGTGGCCGAAGGAAGAAGGGTAGAGTGCGATGGGACAAAAAGGACCTGGAGGCGTTGCCGGATGCCTAGATTGGGAGAAGTCGGCGGACTGTGCCGTCTATGCAAGCATTGGCGGCCAGGTATAGGCAACCCTCAGGGTTTGCAGACCTGTGCCGCTTTCCCTGACGGAATCCCGGACAGGATTTTTTCGGGGGCGGAAATGCACTTCAAGCCGGTAAGGGGAGACCTGGGGACTGTCTTTGAACCTGACGATGATGTGACGCCGGAAATGGTGTCTGACTTCTTGGGTTTCAAAAGGGGTGAGGGGGTTCCGGCGGAATGAGTTTGCAGAACATTGACCGGAACTTGACAACTCTGCGTCATGTCGACAGTTCCTGGGGCCTGCCCGCTCTTCCCGAACAGGTGATGTTGGACCTGGCGACTCTGCCGGGGATGCAGCCATCGAATCTGGAATCGTTGCTTTACGGTGCCGCCAGCGAACTTACTGCCGCACCGCCACGGTCACCGTTGTCGCTCCCAGCGCAGGTGGATTCTGGGCGTTTAGATATGGCCCAGGTCGACCCCGAAGGAGAAGGGGAGCCGTTCCGCCGGACCGCTGCCCGTTGGGCCTCCGCTATCCAGGGCGGCGGTAGGCCGCATGAGGTGGCCGAAGACAAGAACGAAATGGTGATGGATTGGAAACGCCGGGCCATCGACGGTGGTTACATCACGATGGATGATGCGGAGTTGGTTGATCCCCGGTGGAGGCCCGAATACAACTCCATCAACTATGACATGGTTCGGGACCAGATGGAGGCGGATTTCATGGGGGGAGAGGAAGGGTCTCTGTCCATCAGCCAGGCCACCAACATTTTTGACGATTGGCTGTCACCTTCCGGTTTGACGAGGGCCGCTATTGAAGCGGACCTGGCTTGGGATTACGGCCAAATTGCGGACGAGGCCAAGGCTTGGGACGACAAAGCCAAGACTTGGTGGCGGAATGTTTCTGCCATCTGGAACGAAGACGATTTCGATTTCACGGACACGGTCCAGTCCACTGTGGATGTCGTGACCGGCCCGATTGACGACGCTCTGGTCCCGGCCCTGAACTGGTTCCTGATCCTCAGCGGAATGGGCAATGTTTACCTGAGCGTCAGAGGTTTGACGATGGGTGCGGCGGCGGTGCAAGGCGGGCGGATGGCCGCAGGGGTGGAAGGGCTCCGGCAAGGGCACAGGTTCGCCCCCGGGGTCGGTCCGCTGTCCAGGGCGCTGTTCCCGGCGAACCGCTTTGAGACAGGTGTCGGGGGTTTGGCCGGTGCGGCTGGCACCCGCCTAACGAACTTCAGCCGCCCTTCCGGGCTGTCCAACTACCTTGTGGGCGGTATCGGCGGTCAGTACACCAGCAATGCGGTGGGCCGGGGCGCTGCCGCTGTCGGCGCTGCGGTCCCCGGGATCGCTGCCCGAGGAACCAGCACCTTGGGCCAGCAGGCGCTGGTGGCGGGGACGAAGATGCAGAACTGGCGGAACTACCGTGCCGTTCAGGCCGGAAAGGTCACGGCCCAGAACGTCTGGAAAACCGGTTTGGGTCTGAGAACTGCCGAAGCGATTCGTCCCGGCGACAAGGAAAGCAGAGAGTCCGGGTTCTCCCTGGAGAACGTCGGAATTGTTGCTGACCTGCGGGACCAGTACCTGTACCCCAACAAGGTGTCGAACATTGTCGGGGACCTGGTGTTCGACCTCATGTTCGCCCCGTACACCCTGTATGAACCCGGAACGATCAAGTCGATAATGCGTGGCGCAAAGATGGTTACCAGTTTCCCCCTGCGGGCCGTACCGGGGGTCAGCCAGCGTTTGGCTTCCAGCAACCACATGGGGAGCCGTGCGATAGCGACGTTCCACGAGTCGACTTTGGATTATCTCCGCAGGACCGACCCGGACCTGGCGCCCCGCTACGAGCAGGTGGCGAGAGAACAGGGCCCGGGCAAGGCGTTGACGGAAGTGTTCTTCAACGGTGACGAAGCAGATTTCGGTAACGCCTATATCCACATTCTGTTCTCTATCGGCATCGAACATGCTTCCCGCCAGGCGGCAAACATGCTGGCCGGGGTCGGAAGCCACTACGAAAGAAACCCTGTCTACAACACGATCAAGGCCTACCTGGAGGGGCAGACCAGGTATCTGGACCCGCACGATATGTACCAGAACCTGGGAGAGATCGCTTCCCAGACGCAGATGAGCAACGTCGTGTTGGGCGGCAGGGCTTTGGATGACGCCGACATTGAAGCGAATGAACTAGCGAAACTGGTGGAGAAGTTCCTGGAGCCGGAAGCGGTGACGAGGGCCCGGGGGGCAGATGTGGGCGACGGGTACGTCCGTTTGGTCAAGGAACCCGATGCGAACGCCGGGGACTATTCCACTTGGCGGACGCTGGAGCCCGGGGAGCAGTTGGCGGACAACGCCAGGGTGCTGGATTTGGATTTGGAGGAGTTCGCTGCTTTCCACGGGGAACACCTGGACAATGTCAGGAACTTCTTCGGCCCTGAGGTCGCTGGCCGTGGCATCGACTTGCCGTCCGGGTTCCAGGGCAGGCACCGGGAATTCAGTTGGGGGGAGGTCAAGGCCGGAACGGCCCGACGGTGGGACCGGCAGAAAGCCAAGTGGATGTGGGACCCGGAAGCCGTGGTGGCCGATGACGTTGTCTATTCCGGCGTGGTCGCTAACCACAACTTCAAACGTGACGCCACCATCTCCGAGTTGATAAATAATCTTGAGTCCGGGGACCCGAACCTGGCGGCAGGCCTGCACGGGCAGATACCTCACCTGGGCAGCACCCCGGCGGGAACGGCCAGGGCCAGGGGGTACACCCCGACGGTTCCTGCTCTTTCACTGGCCCTAACGGACGATGTTTTGGAACGGTTCTCTCATTGGAACGAGTATGTGGCCGCAGCGGATGAGTTGGGGGAACATATTGCGGCAGCGGGCCTGGATTCCGCCCAGTATCTGAAGGCGTTGTCGCCGGATTCGGGGCGTCGCATGAACCTCTTCCCGTTCGCCAGGGAAGACCCGGCCCGGCCCCGGCCCTACGCAGGCAACCTCTTCGGTGAGAAGGCGGGAGACTACTCGTACATAGAGTGGATCAACAAGGGGATGTACGCCCCGCTGGTGAGGGCTTTGGATGCGTCCAAGGGCCGGTATCACCTGGCCCGTTTGGACACTGTCGTGAAGCAGGAAGCGATTGAGTTCATTGGCCAGATCAACTACCGGTACGGAATGTTGCGGGCTATCAAAAGGTTCGAGTCCATGGGGGTATCCGAGGAGGTGTCTGCAGCCGTTGGCCAGGTCGCCGGAACGGCCCGGGGCGGACAGTTGGAGCGTGCCGCCGCCCGTGAGTTCATCAGGCAGGCCTTGGAAGCGGAAAAGGCCCGGGGCGAGCGGATTCTCACCCGGGCTTTCGGCGGGGACCAGGAATCAAGATTCGGCCAACTCGTTGAAACGGCGGTGCGGTTGGGCGAAGAAGGCAGTCCGCTAAACCTCAAGGGTTTGGAGGACATGCTGAAACAGGAACTGACCGAACTGGCGTATTCGCCTGCGTGGATGGACCGGTTCGGGTTGAAGAGCATGGCCCACGGAGCCGACCCTGTGGAGGACGCCCGGAAGCGGGCAAAGCAACTACAGAAAGAGTCGCAGCACATCGCCGCCGAAATCGACCCGGAAACTCTGAGCCCCGCCTTTGTCCAGTCGCTGCATGACAAGGGGTACAAGGTTGTTCATGGTGTGTCGTTCACGGACCCACGCAAGTTGGGGAACCTGATCCCGGAACTGGGGTTGCATCAGCAGCAACTCAACAGCAAGTTGACGTTGGGTCTCAGCCGCCAGAACCCGTACTGGCTGTCTCATCTCCGGCAGAGGACCACGAAGGCGACGCTGGCGGGGGCGTTGGCCACCCACGCCGAAGCCGTCCCTCAGATCCTGCCGACACACCAGGGCGATGTCCTCCTCACCTCTAAGAGAGGCATCAGTCCTGAGTACGCCACGGGCCAGCCCGACAGCAAGGGCATCCAGGACATCATGAACAGGCTCCAGTCTTTGATGAATGACATCAACAAGAGCCGCCAGAAAGCGTTGGACGACATTGAGTTGGGTATCGAAAGCGGTCTGGCCCTCAAGGTCGGGACGAGGCTTCGGTCTTCCCGCACCCCGATGTCGGTTCCTGACCTGGCGACGTTGAACTACCGGGACATGCAAGTAGCGATAATGGGGCTTGGCTTCACTGAAGACGAGTTCAGGGCCATCTGGGCGGGGTTGAAGTCGGCCCGGAAGTTGGAGGGGGGCCTCTATG